CGATCTTGGGTCTTGTTCAAATTCAGAAATTCTTGCTAAATGCTCGGTTCGTGGCGATAAGTATAAAATATCATCTTCTTTTAAATTATTTAAATTCAAAGGCTGTTCAAAATCTTGCCCATCATTGATTCCAATTAATAAAACGGCATAATGCCCCCAACCTGCTAAAATGTCTAAGTTTTTAATATATTTTATTAAATTTAATTTTTTGCATAATTTAACAAAACTTTTTTCAAATTCTGTTTTTTCCTGAGTCTCACTGTCATCTTCTATTGTAGGCATATCTCCCCAACAAGCGTTTGGATATGCTTCAACAATTCTTTTTGCAATATCTTGCCTTTCAATTCGTGCTTGATAATGCTCATCTTTTAATTTTTCTGGGTAACCGTATATTTTATAAATATCTCTTTCATTTTTATGCGTTTTGAAATAATTAGCCAAAGCTACCCGATCTAATGTATTGTTAATTATATTTTTAAATTCATTAATGTTTAAATCTGTATTTTCGCTGTTCAAAACATTATTAATTTTATTTTTTTGGTTAATTAAAGCATTTCTGTTTTTAGACATTTAAAAAAGTTCCTCCCAAGTTATAGAAAATCGAACCGTTACATTATTCCCCCCTAAATCTTTTGCAATTATTGAAATTGTGTCATCGGCATATAAATAAGCCCCAAAACGATCAGCTGATAATGCTGACTTAGACACTGTACCGCCTTTATTAGCCCCTGAATAAGCAACATGAAACGTAAATAATGTTGTACCATCCGTACAATTAACACTTGCTCCAGTTCCGGCTGTATTATCATACTCAATAACTGAATTAGTTGTGTGTAAATCTGTGTAGCTAGGAGTCCCGCTAAATGTGCCATTTTTTATAATCTGGAAAATAACAGTTCCAAGACTTGCACCACTTGGTGTGTCTACATGGAAATTAATATCTAATAATTTACTTTTAATTTTATTTTGGTATGTATTGTATGTACTTTTTGACTTAAAAATCGCTAACGTACCAACATTAGTTCCGCTTAACGTCATCTCTCCATCTTCTGCCCCTACTCCATTGTTCAAAATATTAGATGGAAAATGAGTTGGTCTATCTAGGTGTACGCCTACAGTATTTAAAATACCACCAACAAAAGACGCCGTTTTTAATGTTGAACCATTTTCTACATAAAAACAAATAGGTAATATTGGATTGTCAACGTGTGTTCCTGTTAATTTATTTTCGGTTTGAATGTAATCTAAGACATACCATTGATCTAGCTTTATCCATAAACTAGCGTTAGCACTCCCAAGATAACCATATACGATTTTAAACACATTTAATTTTGTCCAATCAATACTATTTGGATTGATATTACCTTTCCAATTTTCTTGTGAGTTAAAACTTGTTTCTACCCCATTTTTAAGATATCCAAAACTAGCAACATTATTGACCACTTTGATATAAAATCCATCGTTAGAATCAAAAGCCCCTGCTTTAGCTGTTCCACTTCCCGAAAAACTTGCTGTAAAAAAACTATATGCTGTATTTCCAGCTCTATATTGTATGTATTTCTTGCTTTGTATTGTTGCTGTTCCTGTACTCGCTGAACTTATAGCTAAATGCCTATTAGTTGCGTTTGCAGTTCCGTCGCCTGTTAATGTTTTATTAACGTCTACGTCTTCGTTTATTACCCCATAATGAAACGTTGTAGAAAAGTCTGGTATTCTGTTAGCTTGTATTTGCTCACCAAATAGACCAATATGTGCGTAGTTATGCAATGAATCAATGATTTTTGTGTAATTATCTTTATTTTTTGAAAAAATATTAGTCATAACTATATTATATACGATAATGTAATATATTTATACATAAAGAGTTAATTAATCGTACCATGATAATATAACTTTTCGTTTTTCTTGTATTAAGCCTATATCTATGCCATCCATCAATACATCAACTTGATCATCATGTTTATGTGTTCCTAATGGACTAAATGACACAAGCTCATTACTAAAATCACTCATAAATGGTTTATTTTTTGGAAAGTGTACCATGCCAGTATTAATATATGACACTGTGTCATAAGCACGAGTAATTTTATCTTTGTTTCTTTGAATTGCTTTTATTGGCATAGTGTTTTTAAGGTTTTGTATAACATCCGTACCGCTCGATTTATCCTCAATATAAACATATCGTATATTGCCCCAAGTTCCTTTGTATTCCTTATGCTTGTTAAAAAAATTAATTAACGTTTGTTTTAGTTCCTGCGATTGCCATTTTCCCCTAATTAAATCAATTAAATATAAATTGCCATTATGTAATCCAAAACAAGCAAAGACTGAAAAATCGTTATAATTTGCCGTTTTTTGTGCGGTATCGCCTACAATAAACCTAAACTCATAATTATTTTTTATATCCTCATCATAGTATTTAAAAAATTCATCTTTGAATATTGAACCGCCTTTTGGTGTTGGTTTCTGTAGATATTGTGCGGAAGTAACATATACATTACTTTTTAACATTTTTTCAATGTCTTTTTCTGTGTGTCTATATTCCCACAATGCACCATTAGGCACCTCGTTTATATCAATAGGGATAGCATGAGAATACATATTTTTTTCTTTTTTTACGTCGTCGTCAATAATAGCGGGTAAACATAAATGGTGCCATTTCTCACCAGTCCCACCATTCAATAAAAACCCTGTTGTGTCGTCTTCATGTATTCTTTGCATAACAAATATAACGGGAACTTTTTTATGTGCTAACCTCGACATAAACGTATTATTAATTTGTTCGTTTATTTTCTCCCTCATTGTGTCTGAATTAGCGTCTGTTGGCTTTATAGGGTCGTCTACTATTAAAGCCCCTGTAAACTTATCGTCAAAACCCATTCTACCAGCTCCAAACCCTGTTACTGTCCCCCCTGAAGGGGTAGCTAACATTTTCCCGTTATAGTTTTCAATTTGCCAAGCTTTCTTTGACTGTGAATCCTTTTTTAATTCCATAGGGAATAGCTCTTGATACGCTTCATGCATAATTAAATCTTTAATCAACATACTGTTTTTCATAGCTAGGGTATCAGCGTATGAGGCATGAATAAACTCAGATTCTGGATTAATTGCAAAGCCTTGAGCAATAAAACTAATAACTACTTGTTCAGTCTTAGTATATCTAGGTGGCATATTAACAATTAACCTTGTAATTTCACCTCTAAAAACTTTGTCCAATGTATCGCCAATAATTTTATGGTGTATATTAGATATCATTTTTTGATTGGTTCTTTTTTTGAAAAAATATCGTGTAAATGCAAAGTTACTATTAAGAAGTATCTCTTTTAATACTGCTTTTTCTTTTAAATCCATTTAATAATTGTTTTTAAAATTGTCTATTGTGTTTTTTAAATCCGTCTCGTTTATATTAACAGTCGGTAATTGTGTGATATTTAAATTTTGTGTATTTTCGTCTTTATCAAGCAAAATCTTAATTAGATCACTTGCAACTTTTAAATCTCTATTAACTCGACCAGTAAACTGCCCTTGAGAATCAATTACTGGTTTACTTGTTTGTTTTAGTTGATCTAATATTTCATACGCTATCATTTTTATTTTTGTTTCATTAATATAAAAAATTGATTGCAATTCAAATTTAAGATTAATGTATCTATGAACATTTATATTTTCAATATATTTAATGCTTAATTTTTTAGGTTCTAATTCTTCTGGAAAAATATCTTTAACTGCGTCATAAAAAGAAGGAAAAGACTTATCAAAATTTTCGATATATAAATCACAAAATTCTTTTTCTTTTTTTGTCATTTCTTTACTCAATTGAGCAAGTGTTTTATTAATTTCTGGTATTCGTTCTAGCTGTGTATTATTTTCCATCTAACAATCCATTTAATTTTATTTTTAACTCTAAATTGTCAAATTCTAACTGCTTAATTCTTTCATCCATCGTCTTTATAATTGCCTTTTGTTCTCGCCATAAATCATCAACTTCGGTTCTTGTGGGTCTACTGGATAAGGCAAGGTGTAGGGGCGGAGAACTAAATACAAGTGTACCTAATATGCCAAAAATCATGTATTGAATTATTTTAGCTATTGAAAAAATTTGCTCGTTATTTTTTTTTGTCATTTTGTTTTTCCTGTTACTTTCTCAAATGTTCTCAACCCCCCTAAACCCAATAAAGCAAACACTAATTCACTAGATAAGTCTACCCCTATTGCTTGTGGCATGACAAAATCAATTTTAAAAAAAATCAATAAACTTGATATAAAATCTCTTAGAAAAACTAAATATAAAAGATTAAAACCACATACCCAACCTATAAATGGACGCCAACCCGCAACAAATAAACTTCTATGCTGTGCTTCTATTTTATTAATTTCAGTTTGTGCCATTTGTGGGGCTTGAGTTAGCCTTTTGATTGCTTCTTCCTTTGTTAATTTTTCTTCTTTAGACGTAAACAACTTATCCAAAACATTGCCTATTGCTGTTATTGGGGTTGCTGTTGCTGTAATGTTTTTCAGATTAAGCATTATTGATACTCCCATACGGTATGCCGTTGTCTATCAATATCAAGATGTAAAAAAGTCTTACCAATACCCACGCCAATATACTGATCATTTTCATCTTTAAACTTAGCTTTTTTTAGATATCTATACCATAGTTTAGAATTAACAAAATCTTGAATACAATTAAAAATTTCTTTCCCTGATAAGTAGTTATTTTTACTTTTAATTGAAAAATCTATTGCTCTAAGACTACTAGTCTCAAAACTTGGCAAATGTCTGCTACCAAAAGGAATTAAATCGTATAAGTCTTTATTCCCTAATCCATTTTTTTTGGTTTTAATTATTTTTCTAGCTTCAAGATTTTTATAAATTTCAATATGTTGTTCAATTGTTCTTCCTACACCGTCTTTATTGTTAATATATATAGGCGACTTGGTTACATTTCGTAAGTATTGCAAGATAATTACAAGTCTTACATCTGGCATATAATACCCAAACTCAGATAATTTAAAGTTTTTTGATAATTTTTTATCTTTATTTTTAGTTTTCAACATAATTATATTTTAGCATATTGACAATATTTTTTTAATTTTTTTAATTTTTGAAAACTGTTTTAAACTTAACCACATTTAAAATTACATAAAAAGTTAAAGAGAACCCTAAAATTATTATGAAGGCTTATATATTGCCACTTTTGGGACTATGTAGTATTATATAGTTTATGCGAAAACTACTAAAAAATTCAGATATTATTGACATCAAAAACAAACTTTTTAACAAAGAAATGAAAAAAGATGATATAGCTAAAGAATACGGTTATACCTCTATATCTAGTCTTACTTTAGGGCTTAAAGCAATAGGTTATAAAACAGTATTAACTTTAAAAAAAATAGAAAATTAATTGAAATAATTTTTTTAAAGGTATATAGTATTAACTCGTTGTCATAACTTTAAAGATAGGTTAATAGCCTATCTTTTTTTTTCTGTTTTTTTTTTCAAAAACTCAAAAGGGCATTCAAACTTAACTGTTATTTTCTCTTCTTCAGTATTTGTTTTTTTAGCTTTGCTTAATGATTCTCTATATTTCCATTTTGCAAAACCATATTCTCTGCACGTTTTTTTTAATGTTGTTGTTGAAATCCCCAACAATAAAGAAGCTTTATTAATTTTAACTTTATCAATTAAAAACTCAATTTCTTTTTTACTTGGTTTTTTATATTCAAGTTTAGTAATATTTAATGTTTTATTTGATTTCATTTTTTATAAATCAATTAATAATTTAAATTGAATATATTTCTGATATAAAAAAAAACAATTAACAAACCTGATAATACAAAAAAAAATATTGTTAAAACAATTAAATAGTTATGATCATAATCATCTTTTTTAATTTTCTTTTGTTTTGTGTATAACTTATATAAATACTTATTCATTAATGTATTAAATATGGCACATAATATAAACGTAAATATTTAATATAAAATTTACACTTATTGTAAACACATAAAACAATAGTTTTAGATTTGTGTTTGTTTTATATTTTTTGTTTAAAAAAATTTTCATGCTATATTTTTCTAATTTTTTTTAATCCGAATAAATACCCTAAAACAAACTCAATACTTTCAAACTCTTTTGTTATGTATCTTTTATCTGTTAAAAACGGCATTTTATTCTTCTTTTTTGAAATTATAACAAATTTTTCTTCACTTTTCACATATTTAGGATCATTAGTAATTAAATAATTCTTATTCTGCCATTTTTCAATTTTTTTCATTTTTTACCCCCTTTTATCAATTAATTTTGAATTATCATAAGAAATTATTTCTGAATTATCATAACTTTTTACTTTTGAATTACCCCAAGCAACTACTACTGAATTACCCGAAGCAACTACTACTGAATTATGATAAGCTCCTACTACTGAATTATGATAAGCTTCTACTACTGAATTATGATAAGCTTCTACTACTGAATAATCATAAGAATATACTTTTGAATTATCATAACTTTTTACTTTTGAATTATCAAACGACAAAACTTTTGAATTATCATAAGCTTCTACTTTTGAATTATCATTAGCAATTACTTTTGAATTATCAAACGACAAAACTTTTGAATTATCATAAGCTTCTACTTTTGAATTATTCCAAGCAATCACTATTGAATTATCATAAATATATAGTTCTGAATTAACATAAGCGTATACGGTAACATTGTCTCTAGCTATAATTTTAAAATCACCAAAAACATAATAGGTATCATCACCCCTTAATTCATAAAAACCATCTTTATTTGGTTGAATATCTGCTTTTTCAGTTTTTTCTTTATCTAAATAAATCATTTTTTACCCCCTTTTTTAAATATTTTATTTTCGATAAAAAAAATAATCCCACACAAATAATTTAATAAAAAAAACATAAAATCGCAATAAAATACTATTGAATTATCATGTAAGATTACTTTTGTATTGTCATATTTAGTTGTATAAATCTGAGAATATTCATAAGCATATATTACAACTTTATTACTAGCTATAATTTTAAAATCACCAAAAACATAATAAGTATTATTTCCCATTAATTGATAAACACCGTATTTATCTGGTTGAATATCTGCTTTTTTTGTTTTTTCTCTGTCTAAATAAATCATTTTTTAACCCCTTTTTCTTCATTGTGTAACCAATTAAGCCAATTTTTTAACATTTTCTGATCTTTTTCTTTAATCTGAAATTGTTTTGTTTTTTTTGGATTTTTTATATTAATAATTTTCAAATTCATTAAAGGTTTTTCTAAATCTGGAAAATCTGGCTCAATCTCAAAGCTAAACAATAACGATTGACTTACCTGTATTTGAATTTTACTAGAATTGATATATTTGCATACTTTTCTTGCGTTAGTTATCATTTTGAGACTCCGCAACTTTTTTGGCTAGACGCATATTTTTGGCATACACAATATATTTAACTCGTGGATTTTTTTTAACGTAATTAACAACATATTTTTTAAATTTATTTGGATAATTTCTAACAATATTAGCGTACGCTTCAATTGAAAAATCAGTATTTACATTCAATTTTTTGGTATTTTTACCGCTTCCCACTGTAAAATCACTAACTTTGCTAACCCCTTTATATTCTATCAATTTCTTTGCTACTTTTATATCATTTGCATAGTATTTTTTCATTCTCTCTTACCTCTCTTTATTTTTTATAGGTTATAAACCCAACGTTCGCACTTTTGGCAATTATCGCACTGCTCAACATCTATTTTTAAATTAACTTCACAATCAGTACAAACATACACAAAAGCATTATTATCACACTTGTGATATAAATAAATTAATATTTTTTTTATTAGTTTTTTCATCTCTAACCTCTCCTTACTCTCAATATATATACATATTATATAATATTACATAATAATGCAAGTATTTTTTTATCGAGTATATAAAGATTACTTATATACTGAATTAT